AATAAGTTTCAATCGAGCGATAGTAAACCAAGATCCTTATCCCACCAGGCCCATCCCATTCGCCTTCGGCCCATGTGGACGTATCATGCTCGTCCATCTCTTTCTTTTCTTTTTCAAGTTGCAGTGGAATGGGTTCGTTTGAAAACAACTCCTCAATCTTTTCCAAAGGATAATCGTTCTCACGAAGCATGTCGAGAGTTTCTCGACGATTCAGAATCCCTCTGTGCCAAGGCTTTTTGATCTTTTCAATAGAATCATGCATGATCTGAATCCTTAATCCTTGTTAATACAACAGATGAAGACCTGGAAGCAATACTTCCAGGTGTAACGGCCGGAATAATTTTGTAGTTACCTCCTTTTTCAATAACGAATGCTTGACTTTGATCAGACATCAAATGTCCACAAGTTATCAATACAGCTGAAAAAGCCTCCGATGCCTCAGCTGCATTTTTGACACCAGAAACAACGACTTCCCACTTGCAAGCAGATTCATTATACATAAAACTAACACTGGTCTTCATGATCTGTCTCCTTGATCTATTCCCTTAAACGTACTGTAAAGGTTGAATGAAATGTTCATCGACATACTGAACAACCAAGGATTCAATGTCACAATTCTCAACGTAAATTTGATGGTGAGGGTATTCGTCGCAAGTAATCCTAACTTCATTCAAACCATTTGTGTATTTCACATGATACACACGTAACACTATCAAATTCTTGAGAAGAAGCCGATCTTTGTCGTAACAAAAAACTAAGTTCCAAGTTGACGAGTCAAATTTATCCATGTCAGTAGTCTGTCTGCAAGTTCCAGACATCTCTAACACGGATTCAAAATCTTCAGCGGAAGAAGTCTTTTTACAAAGTGTTCCTCGCCTGTGATCTCGCATCCACTGAGCAACCAACCAAATATCTTTAGAAATGGTTCCGACTGTTTTATCATCTTCCAAGATGAAAAAAGAATCCTTCGCAACTGCTTCTAGACTTGACATCCTTTGTCTCCTTGATCTAAGGTCACTTCTGAGGGTTTTGATTTGATCTTGATAGATTCTCCCTCTACCTCATTCTCTCATAATATCGACCGGAACGCAACCCATATAGACGTATATTCGTGAATTTTAGAAAATAGTTTTTAAACGATTTGATCTTAGAATAGTGCCAAAAAACATAAAATATTAAATTTATCTATTTCATAACACTGTCCACGAGGATCGTAAATCTGCTCACCATCCCACACGACCGCATGGTTGGCGTTTGTGTCTGGGTGTGAACCTAATAAAATACCTGGATGTGAAGATAAGTAGTGGTCTAATCGACTACGTGGACTTCCATACACAGACCATATAAGATCATCAATATGAATCTGTGGATCAGCTTCAATAGGTACAGGAAATTGGAGGTTCGCAAGAAATACATCAATAATTTCCTCTACATGAAATCCACGTCGACCTACTTCTTTACCTTCACTGTCAAACAGGATGTCAGATCCATCATGTCCAATAGCTTCAATAATCTCATTGGGTTGTGACTGTAGAAGACATGATGCTGCTGTAGGCAAACATGACCATTCATTAGGTTGAATTGGGTACGTAATTTCTCGCAATTTCATTTAAGTCACCTGTTTTAATTTCAAGAACAGATCCATACTTTGCGAATGAATGAGGGACACCTGACGCGATAACACCAACAGCCCCCGCCTTACGTTTGAGAACATTTAACAAAGGTTCAAGTCTTCTGTCACTTGATCCAAGGATCATTGGCTCATCAGCTTGAACTAATTGTAACGCTTTCAATGTAATTTCAACACAGAGATCAGTTACTTTAAAATCTGTGTTATTAGCAGCACCTTCAAGTTTTTGTGGAACCTTTGTTATAACCTTAAACCCAAGTTTACTTAAAGATGTAATAAAAGCGTCTACAGTCTCATTCGGATATGAAACATAAGCAACCTTTATTTCTTGAGGTCCATACAGACGTTCAACAACCTTCAAGTAAGCATTGTAATCTAAACGAAATTTGTCACCATACTTACGTTTAATACAATGATACAAATTACATGTGTCAACTATTAACGGCACAACTGTCTCCTGTACAATATTTCTCATCTTGTCCATCAGAACCAAAGAATTGAGTCCAGTCAATCTCACTAATATCTGCTAACCTGGATTCATATTCTTTACGTGTGATACCCTCTTGTGGCATTTGTTTAAATGCACCCTTCTCCGAATGCGGTAATAAACTTACAGATTTTGTCATCGGTGCAATAGCTGCCAATACTGCTTCAAGTTGATTTTCTTCATGGTGTGGATCGTAAATCTCTAACCAACCATTCTTGATCCTGTATTCACCTTTTGTACAAATACCAACTGCACCTTCTTCACCATCAGGACAAAGTTCAACCTTCTGCCACGATGGTTTAAAGTACAACGTATTCGATACAGCGTTATCCGCCCATTCACGCTGCACAAGCACCAGATTCATCGCTTGTTCCCATACCGATACTTCTGATGCTGGAGCCGCTGGGCCCTGTTCAACCGGGAATTCAAACACCCAGGTGGTATCAGGGGTGTACGCGGATTCTTCATACGGGACACCTGCGGCCATAAGTACGGATGACATTGGTGTGTCTTTCCGTACATTAACTCTGAACAAAGTCCATCTAAATGTAGGGTGACCGATCCCTGCCTGTCGTCCGACAAGTTTTGGGACCGTACCTCCTGGTTTAATTGTTGTAACACGTATTGATACTGGGATACCGGCTTCATTAGCAAGACGTTCATTAATCTCGCGAATGATTCTGTATCCATTTCGCATATAACGCGTAACTTTTCTAACTCCATCAATGTGTTTCCATCCAGTGTAATCCACAATCGAGACGCCAATTCTTCTGTTGCGATTGATGACTGCATTTGTTTCTGGTTGGTGAGTAGGAAGAAGTGTTACTGTTGAACAGTATGTCGCGGCGTAATCGCAAGCGTCATACCAGCTTTTCTCGTCGGGGCATCGCGTGGGAATTGTCTCTGAGAGATTACATACCTCGCGATGCTCAAGTGGAATTTCCCCGCACGGGTTGAGACCGTGTGCCCTATCTGGGCGTAAATTGAATCGAAGGGGATCGTCAACTTTTCCAATTCTGCCATGTGGAACATTCCTCATATTAAGATAACCAAGATCACGACCTTCTACGTTAGCTCGTGCAACCATGTCAAGTTGTTCAAAATCCTCATCTTCTCGGAGTCGGATGCAGTTGTTACTCATCCAACCCCATGCTTCTCTGTCCGGGTATCTTTCATAGTCTTTAAGGTGGTGAAAGACCGGGTCACCCATCTCGCAACACGCGAGTTCGGCTGAACGACGTACATTACCTGTAATGACGCATACACCGACAAGATTCGCAAAATCCGTCTTAAGTTTGATCTCATCCGTCTGATCACGAATATACTTATAGCACAAGTCCGTGATCATTTCATGCAATTTTTTTAGTGGATCAGGTCCCGAAGCGATTCCTCCAAAAGTTCTAATTTCAGCTCCAGCAGGCCGTACCCTGGAATAATCAAAGATTGGCAAAGAAGAGCCAGTTCTAAACGCCAACAGAAGTCGTCGTACGGATTCAACCCATCCCTCACGAGTATCTGGGATTTCAAATCGATATGTCCTCTCAGGAGCATGAAGCTGTAATCCGGTACGTATTGGTCCAAAACCAACCCCAACTCCGTACATGAGGATGTCCATGATCCAACATACGTCGTCGACCCAATTCTTTCCAATGTCTGTGTACGCACAATTGTACAAGGCCATAGCACCACGCCTACGGACGAGATCAGTTCCCATTGACCATAAACCACGTCCGGGTGGTGTCCATTGCATCCTACATAAAGCGATTCCCATTTTTGCTGCATAGAATTGCCAATACACTTCATCCCATTCTATCCTATTTCGGATATAATGCGATTTTCGGATACTAAAAAGCCCATTGATTACGCGGATACAAGTATCATGCCACGTTTCCTGCCCATAAGGAATGTCATCAATGTACTGTATGCGAGAATACGCATTATAATAGATGAACTGACTAAAAAATCCTTGCCCCCATGTCGGCAGGATACGTTTGATCTGTGCCACATTGATCTTCGAAAGTTCAAAACAATCTTGGTAGTAATCACTCATATTGTCATCAACATCATTTCTGTGAGATTTGAAGGCAGAAAGAGTTTCTTGTATTCATGCTCATTGGCGGCAGTTAAAACGTGAACAGGCGACCCATTAGCATCCATAATGGGTAACCATTCAAGTTGTGCTTTTGTGAACTGAGATCCTCTCATCCGTGGTAACTTACATTCAATCCATCGTGGACCATAGTTTTTATGAGTTGCGAAAAGATCAGGTAACCCATATTGAAACTTTCCACCATGAATAATCTTAACTTTCCATCCTCGGACTTCCAGGTATCGTTTTAGTGGGTCCCTTACTAATTTGTTTTCTTTCGGTTCCCTTTTCTTTATCTTGTCGATGCCTAGCTGCCGTTCTTTCACGTCTTATCTCCCTTAAAAGACCATTCCAAGCTGTCTTAAAAGCTTTACGATGTTGACGCATTAATTTCTGTTCCGGTAACACATCACGTGTGAAAAATAGATCATAATTATTCCACATTTCTTCATTGATGTGTGGCCTTGTCCAAAGACTCAATATCGCTTTGTGTTCGTGATCGTAGATCACTTGAAGTCTCTGTGCTAGAGACTCTTCCACTATTTTGAATTTCTTGTTCAAAATAAAATCGTATAGCTTCTCCGACACTCCCGCTTTCAATGCATGTTTCTTCATTTCTGTGTGCAATTGTTGTATTTGGTCTTGAAAGCTCATAAATAAGTTCATCCTTTCTTAGTACATGATAATCAGTTATTTTTCGTAAACCTGCCCTTTTACGTAGTTCTCGAACTGACATAAGAGAAAAATGATTTTGTCGTACACCTACTGTCCAAGTTTGAAGATCCTCACTACTACCATAGTTAATAATCTGAAATAAATCTTTCTTTTCTTCTTGAGTTGAATGAACAAACAACTCACGAAAAATAGAACTTTGAATGGCATATTCTAAATTCCGCATTGCACGTACACGTTGTGTGACGCGATACAACAGTTCTCCTATTGTCAAGTCTTCCACTATATTCTCTTTGCGGGTAGAGAATCATTTGTGTTCTTCTTCAATTTTTGCATTACAATAATACATTTCATATGCCTGTTTTCCACAAACTTTACAGACACTTATGTCTGGTTCTGGTTCGGGTGGAATAGAACGTGTTGGGTCACAAAGATATAACTCAAGTATCTTTACAAGATTCATTATCATTTTTCAGCCCATGTTTCCATATCAGATGACCAATCCATTTTTATAAGAGGAATCAACTCCTTTATGATTTCTATGTAATCATTTACAATTTGTTCAAGTTGAGAAGATAACTCTTTTTTAACAGGGCACATGAGTTCATCATGCACATTAAATGGCTGAATAACCCAGGGACTTATCCCGTGAGGTTGGAGTTTCCAGAGCAAGGTTTGGAGCGTTTTACAAATGATCGCCCCCGTACTTTGAATTTTGTGGTTTGTTGCAGCCCGCATATTGAAGGCTTGGAGCTGGAACGCGGCAGCATATAATGCGCTTTTAACTGCTCCAGAAGCTGACTGCCATCTATCACGACGAAAGACTTTGACTTGGGCCGCTCTCCAACCGGTCGGTGGCTTGGTAGCGAGCATATAGAGGGCTTTACAGACTCTATTTTCGAGCACAAAACTTCGAACGAATCCATTGAGGGAAGATACTGTATCGACTGGATCGTGCCACTCGACATTAGTGCCAATTCCCTTTGGCTGACGCATAGAACAGTAGGCATCAAAGATTTCTTGTTCGGCTCGTTTCTTTTCTTTATACCTATCGTTGAAGAGTTTGATGGCAGCTTCACCAATTTCGATTGCAATTCCCAACCTTTTTTCCAATGTGTTTGCATCTCCTCCATAAAGCAATCCACCGAACACGGCTCTTTTACCTTTGTCGTATCTGTCATCATCAGATCCTTTTGTTGCAACAATATCATTGTATGTTGTACCAGGCCAAAGAGCCATAGCAAACAAACCATGAATCTTTCTCATTGTTGCTTCTAATTCACTTTTTGGAATACAATCCCCACAGTCACAAGGTTTTGATAGATGACCGTTTATAAAAACTATTGTTCCTTTACAGTTTTTACATGAACTATAACTAGCACCACAATTTGAACAGTCGATCTTATGTCTAAAGTCATCTGGAGATACCTGCTCTTGACATTCAGAACATGTCAGAAGTTCTTTACGTAAGTTAGGATCATTGTAGACAGCCTCAGCAATACTTACTTCAAATGCTGCAAAGTCACCCCCATCTAGTTGCATGTCATCTTGGGCTAATGGAAAACATAAACGGATCTCCTTATTCCTTTGGATACCAAGGGCATTGAGATTTGAAATCCTTTTGCCGTCTGAACTTTCAGTTCTACCGGAATTACGACCGGACAGTGATCCAATGACAGTTGCAGAGGCATGGAACCTACCAGCCTGTAAAAGTTTTGTAAAAAGAGTATGCTTATTAGCAGATTGTCTACTGTCGAGAACTTCCTTTGCTCTTTTCCCTGCTTCTGTAGGCCATTCACCAATTGTTTCCAAAACTGTTTTCTTAGTTGAACCATGTTCATCGAAAGCCACCTTTTCGGTGTCAGACATTACAGCAGAAAGATACTTATATACATGGTGTGGGGCACGTGGTGCCAATTTCATCTTTTGAACTTCTCCAGCATCCAATTTCCTTATACGATCTTCATCGATCTTGAATCCTCGCCACCGACTTGCACCTACTTGGCAGGCCAGAATAGAATCAATGTCTCCATGCTCAGGACGCCCAAAATAATCGAACAAATCACGAGTATAAATGACATCATCAGTTGCATATCTTCTGGCACTTTTGTGAAACTTCCAATGGTAAATATGATCTTTAATTATAGCAGGCCAAGCATAACCACGCTTATCACCTACTTTACATGCCCAACCTTTTGATGCATTTGATAATGCAAGTGCAAATGGTGCCCAACCAATTTCAAGTGGTTTGCCTGGTGGCTTAACATCTTTCATAAAAAGGACATCTTTATGTCCTAATACATGTTTCGCTAAAACCTTCAAAGCAGCACTTGGCCTGAAAGTTAAAACAATGTCTCGGAATCCAGGAACAGGCTTTCCTGTCTTATAGTCCTTGATTGGGTAGCTTTTCCAACGTTCTTTTTTATTTTTCCCACGAGCGAACAAATATTCTTCAAATTGTAATCGACGATCTAACTCGTTAATTACAGAATTGACCATCTGAGAAGGAACTTTCCTGATACGAATGGATTTACGATCCATTGTGTCTTGGAACGGACCTTTTCTTGCGTGTAGTAATAAATCAAGGGCGGATCTAGGTTTTACGCAAGGGCCATCTCGTGCATCTGGTTCAATGGCGGCGTATGTTTCAATGTGATCGATGGGATCAGCATCTTGTCCAATCTTTTCTGCAAGTAATTCTAAGCACGTGACTGTCTGAATGATCTTAAACCAGTCAAATGCTAAATTGAAGCCGACGACAGCTTGACAGTCACACATACGTTCAATGAGTTCGAGTGTAGACCATATAGGTTCCATCCATACGTCATGAAGTTGAATAGGGTCATCGTCAAATTGATACTGAATCAGGACCGTTGGTCCGTGGAAACCGCAAGTTTCCGTGTCAAATACACATATGGGTCTTGTCATTCAATCTCCTATTCCTCAATTTGCTCTATCATACTGTTACTTGTGCTTGTGAAAACCGTGGAAGTTGATAATGCAAGCCAACAGTCTTGGCCGCTTCTTGAATGTCACAGTGGATGTCAAATGTGGTTATAACACCACATGACCATGCTAAAACACGGGTTGCGAGCATATTACCTTGGGGAGAAATCCATTCTTCAATAAGAATAGCATTGTCTCCCTTAGCCTGTTTAAAAAGATTCTGAATCGTATCAATCATAATTTCCATGTCACGTCTTGTACGAATTTTCCGACTGTCTGCTCGATCTGTTTTCTTGATCTTTGCAAGAACTCCATGTTTCTCACCAGCAGCACGTCTGTCTCGTAAAAGACCAGCCATCTTCAACAACTCATTTGGATCAGATGAGAATCTTGCAAGTTCAGCCATGTCACCAGGGAGAATATAACCTTGCCCTGCGGCTGTTCTAACTTCTTCTGGCATTTCCAATAATCGTATCCGTTGTTGAACCCATCCAGCCGACTTTGTAACTTGTCGTGCAATCTCTTGTCGTGTCCAACCACAAATCCAATAATGCTTAACAGCTTGAGCTTCTTGTGCAAAGTTCAAGTCCTTGCGTTGAAGATTCTCGATCGCATTAAGGTCACGTTGTTCAAAGATCGGCATATCCGTAGCTTTAACAATAGCTGGAATAACCGAAGCTTCATTAACTTGATACGATGTAAATCGACGATGACCTACGATAAGATGATACTTGAAACCTTGAGCAAGTAATGAATCTTCTCTCTTCAGATCACCGTAATCCTTTATCCTTAAAGGACGAACAGTGATTGGTTGTTGAAGACCACGAAATGCAAGATCTTTTGCAAGATCAATACAATCAACTGGAGAGAACCAACCACGACAATTGAATTCATGGTCTATGTATATCTCCTTCAAAAGTATCAATGGAATACCAATTGATGCATCATTTTCAAGTGCTGCTATTGACATTTCAGGCATGGGTTTCTCCTAAGGATTTACTATACAGAAAGCTTCTGCGAAAGCCGGTGGTGTAATAGACCTGTTTGCTTGACTACGAATGTTATCAGACATTTTGGAACCGTCGAGAGCAGCTACGAAGTTTTCTTTGGGGATCTCGAATCTACCCCAAAGAAGTGTTTGTTTGGTGTAAGGATCTCCAAACCAATTTGGTTGAAACCTGTAAGTGGGTTCACCCAACCAACGTTGCATCTTACCAATTGGATTTTCTAATGCCCACCATTTAGGTTTTAATACGTGTACCAAACGTATACAGGCGTCCATGACTGAAATGGCTTGTCTCATATCTTTGTCAGTTCGTCTAATCCTTGCTCCAGCCGCACTGAAACATGTACAAGGTGGAGCGGCGAGTATTCCATGTATGTGACCAATAAACTCCCTAATATCACCAAAATCATTTGGCAATCGTCCCATGTTAGAAGGAGCAGATGGCCAAAGACAAGTGTCGTAATCAGGCAAAGTAACTCGAAGAATTCTGTAATTTCGATCTGCATAAGGTTGACTCCAAGAACCTGAACCAGCACATAGATCTAAAATCGTTGGACCATACGTACCGATTGTTTTTGGTCCCTCTATTAGTATGTCTAAGTCATCCACTTAAATGATCCTGGCAGGATTTGAACCTACAATATCTAACCTTAGCCTGATATTCCAAGATGAAGTAACTTCATTTGCACGCTACCACTGAGTCTAGCATCAGCTAACTTCATCACAGGACAACCGACTACCTCCAACTCCTAACACGATAACGCCCAACTTGGACATCACCAGTGAGCTTCATTCTTCCACGCGGCGTACAAGTATCACAACCGGGGCCACCCCATCCACATCCTTCAAACTTGCCAATCAAACCAAATACATGTCCTTTGATCCCATGATCGTGCATGTACTGTGCTTCAATTTGACATTTTCCTTGGTCGTTAGCATCATGCCAAGCTTGTGGAGACTTGACTACTGATCTTCCTCTTCTCCACCATCTGGCTTCACTAACGGAACAGAACATCAACACCAAAATCATCGCTAAAACGAACCTCATCGTATCCTCCCTGATTAAAAACCAAACCACCACAAAAGTACATACACAAATGAACCCATTACTATAATCATAGCAGTAGCTATCAAAATACCAATCATTTCAATTGTCCATGTAAGATTAAAGTAAAACACTACTCTCAAAACCAGCGGCCTTGGGATGTCCTCCACCACCCAAAGCTGATGCAATTTTACTGACATCCACGTCACCACGTGAACGTAATGAATACTGGTACATCCCATTTGCTTTCACAAAGTATGTACCACCGACTCCACCTTCTTCAGCCAACTGACCACCAAGATCTGAAATCACATCTCTCATGGTACAATTAACTATTGGAACCAAATGTTCATGACCAGGTATCTTAGTTGGAACAGAATGTTTCTTTGCACCTTCAACAATCATTTTTAAATACCGTGTAAGAACAACACCTGCATCGTGTGCTTGAAGCATTGTAAGTGTTTGCCATACATCAAAGTCAAATGGAAATGTACGAAGACCGTCATTGATCACACGACTATCTTCAAGTTCCAATTTCCAAAGATCACGGTCCTCTGTATATAAAACTTGCCAGGGCGGTTCAATTTCTTTCTGGAAATGTTCCCAAGTAAGACGAGCACCACTTTTTGACATATCAAACTTGAGATGCAGTCTACTGTCTACTAATCCTTCAAGTTCAATCTCTGCTGTTCCATGATGGTCAAGACATATGACATGTTCAGCACGATCGCAGATCTCATGCATTACTTGACGTTTGTAAGAAAAGTCAAGTATATAGACAATAGCACCTTCAAGATCATCTGGCGGTGGTTGATGATACTGAACAGGAATAAAATCAATATTTTCACTTGTCAAGTGATTCCATACCACCCAAGCAGCACAGAAACCATCAAAACAAGACCCATGATACAGAACTCTGATTTTGCTCATACTACATAGCCTTTCGTATTTTCTCAACTTCTTTGCCAGTGTCAGCCCAACCTTGTCCAATGATATACGCTATCACTGGTGAAATAATGACAGCAATTGCATCAACATCCAAGTCCAAACCAACTTTTGCAACAAGAGTAACAATCATACCTGCAATCATTGCAATAGCTTTCTTACTTTGGATCATTTCTTTCAATGTGTCCAACATCTGACTCTCCCATTAAACGACGAATACTTTTTTATAATATTCGTCTGGACGGATTAAACGAACAAAAACATGACCTTTGATTTCATGTAACTTATCAGTGTTAATATTTTGACAAGTACCATGTTTTGTTAATGTAGGAGGTATACGCATAACATAGACATTCTTATACGCACCCTGTACAGCAAAGAACTCATTGACTTCAATATCTTTAGCTGGGATATCCACTAACTTATCTCACTGCATGGATCATAACGACTCATTCTTGACTGTGGTTTCATTTCTACAAGACAGTAGGATTCTGACACACGTCTTTCTACTGTAACTTTTCTTTTATTTAATAAGCGACCAGGATACATTGTTTGATGAAAATAAATAAGCCTGAATTCTAATTGCTCGGCTGATTTTCTTTCAGTACATTCTGCAACAAGATCAATTCTAACAGCATTACCCGTTTCTTGTACCCAATCATACACAGCACCATTACTTTTATGTCCACTAAAACGGGTTTTAAGTGTATACTTTGTAATACCTATATAAATAACTAGACCTGTTCTAGAACATCTGATAAAATATACTTTTGTCATGCAGCTACTCCAAACATTTTCTTGAGACCACCTAAAGCCATCTTTTCAAGACGACGTGAGGCTAGTAAGGATTCATATACTTTTCGATCAGAAGGTAGATGAAAACAATCATAAATCCAACCTCCACGTACCATGTCCATCCCAATACGATGACCACGATCCACCGCCTGAGTCCTGTTTTCGGGATTGAAGTCGTTGCTAAAAAAGAAAGTGCCAGGAGAAGCTGTGAGAGTAATACCCATACCAGCAGAACCAGGATTGCCAACAAAACATACATAAGGAAATCTTTCACGATATTGATCGTAAATCATCAATAGATCAGCTTTGGAACCATTGATCATGTCACCCTTAGGTGTCTCCATGAACCAACCACGACCATCAGCTTTAAATGTTGTCCAACCTTGTCGATGACAGATACTACATATACGATCAATTGAACCCTGGAAACCAGCATACACATTAAAGCGACCAATTTCCTGGTGCATTTCTAATAAGTCAGTAAGAACTTTATCTTTAGGGCAAGGAACTTCATCCATTGTTCGATGCATCTCTTGAACACGTTTTTCACCTGCACATGTGAAACATTCAATCTCTCGTGTTCCAAGATCAATAGCAACTTCACCTTTGATTTCAGGAATAAATTCAAGAGGATCTTCGTCCTCTGGAAGTTCTTCCCAAATATAGCGAACACCATTCTGTATTTCCTCTGGCAATAAGAAATGATTTGGATCACCTTTGTCAAAGTAATCAAGCTGAAAACCCTTAGCATCACAACCAAGGCAATCAATCATCTTTCCTGTTGGTGTATCTTTATAAATGAAACCATCACTCAGAGTTCTGAGCTTAATTAAAGCATCAACTGACCTTACTGAACTTGCAACAATCAATTTAGCTGCTCTAAGAACTTCTTCTGAGGGTTCTACTTCAAAGATTTTGTATCGTTTCTCTGGCAAATCCAAACAGTCAGCCTTGAACTTGACAAGAACTAATCCACTTGTCCGTTCATCAATTAGTTCAACTTCATTAATACCTTTGACATACTTATGAAGTTTGTCAATCTTATCGAGATTCAAGAAATTTAATGTAGAATTATGTATAGAATTATCTTCTAATTTTCCACACAACTTACATTTCAATTCATCGTCACGCCAAACTTCTAATTTCTTGTAACTACCTCCGGCAGCACCTTCATATTCAGCAAGTATACCTAATCGCTCACGAAATAGATACCAATTAGCCTCTGCTAAGAAACCTGGTGCAACGATTTCACATTGTTTCCAAATGTCTGCTGGTGTTTTTGGAGAAGGTGAACCTGATAATTCTGCTATAATACAATCTTCTCCCCAATACTTACGCATTGAATCTGCAATCATTTGTGCAGCAATAGAGCGTTGTGTGTCAGGTGTCTTACAACGTGAAGATTCATCAAGTACAAGAATCCTTGGTGGTGGTCTATCTTTAGGCCAAGTATTAACAACTTTTACTAATCCTTGATAACTATGGAGAGATGGAGCTATTGGTGTATTCCATTTCATGAAATCAACTTGAGCAGCAGCAATTGCAGACAATGGAGCAGCCCAGAGAACATCAGTCCAAAGAAACTCCCATTTCTTTTGGAGCATTTCAACCATGATAATGGCTGCAAGAGTTTTGCCCGTACCCATTTCACACGCCCACAAAAAGTGACGTGCAGAGTAACCATGAACAATCATATCAACTTGATGATCGTATGGCTCAAGTGTTTTGAATACACGATTTGCACAGTAATCACGTATTTCTTTTTCAGTGACAAGTTTACGTTCCCACTGTGAATAAGGAGAAGGTCCAAACTTCCCCATAAAAGATTCAATTTGAAAAATGTTTCGTTGTGTTATAGGTGCAGACCATACCTTTGTTGGCTCTTTGTAAGGAGCCATGTTATCTTTAAAACCATGATACCTGCGACCTTCAAACGAAGATTTTATATCATTAATAAGTGGCATGAAGAAATCATGGTGGAAAGCTACCCTATCTCCTTCAATTCTTTTGACACGTACAGGAGTATACTGACCTCCAGCAAGGAAGCTAGTGTCAAAATGATCTTGTTCTAATAAGTCTAATGTTGACTTCGCAGCGACCATGTACCGTCTTTCTCAGAAATTTTAGACCACCCTTTGAAAACTTGGGTAAATCCTGCATGTTCAAGATGAGTTTGAATTTGGTTAGATATGTGACGTATTTCAATTTCTTCAAAAATCATCTTACAAAAATACGACCATGTAAAAACAGAACCTGTTGCTAGAACAACAAATTGATCTTTGTGTTTTGTAGCTTCATGAACTGTGTATTTTACTCCAGGTGTAAATGTAAAAATATACTGTAAAGTCTCCCACGGACAAAGGATTATGAATCCCAAGTTGAAATGTCCTAATACTTCATCAGATAGCATACTTAGGCAAACAAGTGCTTCACTTGAATCTTTTTCTTCTGTAGACATATTGATACCTGATGCAGCATCAATAACTTGTCTCAAAGTTGAAAGATCAAAATCAGTTTGACTTAAACCAAATACATTTTGTTTCATTGTAAGAATTCCGGTGTTCGTGTATCTCCAGGAGTTTGACCTTCTTTATTGTTAACTTCCGTTGTACTTATTTCACCTATATGATCCACGAGTGTTGGTGTATGCGTTAGTAAATCCTTTTTACAGAAAGTTAATACATGACCTATTGCATAATCTAAGTGTATAGGTTTGGACGTAGCACCATGAGCAGCTAACATAAAATTAGCTTCATGTGTATTAACAATTAAGTCAAGATGTTCACGTGGAAACAACAAACAACATGCACCACACCATGATGTATCATTAGGTATTAAGGGTTTATGCCAATTACCTTTTTGAAGAATATATGAATTATGTTTTGAACAATAAGGGGAAATGAACCCTGGTTTTGTGTCAAGATTCAAGATCAACTTCCTGACTTCACGTGAACATCCTTGCATAAACTGTATATCATCCTCACACAACATGATCCATGGTTTATTCGTACTGACCAACATTTGTTTGGCAGCAGACAACCAATTGCAAATTATCCCTAACTTCTCATGATTCTGTTGATAGAATACACGATCTTTGTATAAGAACGGTGGAGTCTGGGGTTCTGCAAAGACAAATGGAACTATATCCCATTCGGTTAAGAAAGACTCTAACATAGGCGTGATGTAATTCACACCGTTAGGTCTTGGAGCAGTTATGATCCCGGCAGCGATCATCAATCAATCCTTTTATATAAAACCCGTGAGGGACATCTTGTCCCCCACGAGCGACGCGTCTCCCTATCGACGTGTTTCACCTTCTGCTGCTGCTTCTGCAGCCCCTTCCGGTGCATTCTCATCCTTTTCCGGTTCCATGATGGCAGGAGGATTGTTGAACTTATTGACTTCCTCAATCAACTGTGCCTTTTCAGGCATGACAATTGGAAGATCATAAGTTGCAGTTCGAGGACCATGCCAAATGTTTGTCCCCTTCTCAATCAAGTGTGCAGTTTCAGTAGCAAACCAGGTTTTTCCGTCAACGATAGCAACCAAGTTTGGTGCTTCATTGCGACCAGTTGCATTTCCCATGAAATACGTAGCAAAGCATTTCTGCTCTGGAAGCCAAACCAGAAATTCAACACCATGTCCAAAACCACCTTTGACAGTCTTATCTTCGGCTTTGAGACGACAAACCTCAAATTCATTAGATTCAGGATCAAAAAACGAAGTTGGAGGCGGACCGAAATTCATGGCTTTTGGACGCCATGCAAAATAACCTGCAACGAATTCTTCGCCCAGGTCTGTTATGTTTCGACCACGAACCAAGCCAAAGTGACCAAGAGGAAATATCCCTTTCTTCACTGGTTTTGATTCACCACCCATTAACTGGATATACGGGAGCCAGTCACCAACTTTTGTTGCGGCTGCAAGAGCCTTGTCTGTGCCATACTTGCTAGGTTCTGTATCTGCAAGCAAATTGGCATCTGGTACTGCTAGGGCGTTTTCTTCTTTGTTAGCAATTTCATTCATTTTGTTTCTCGTTTAAAGTTTAAAAAAGGTGGCAGGCCTGTTTCACAAGAGTTCCTGATCTCAGACCCACCATTTAGCGCCTTCTCAGGCCATCCTAAATAAAATGGTGAACCCCGTCGGCGCAGGATTAGGGGTCCACCATCAACGCCTTAAGCGGCAACCTTCGGCGTTGAATTTTAAAAGAGATGGTGACCCGCCCTTTCGACGGGCCACCACCGACACTTGCCGCCGGGCAATGTTTCTACATATTGGTAATGTCTGCTGCACTTTCAGCTGCAGCAACAGTTTTAGCCTCCTCACGCTCTTTCTTCTTGCGTTCGACTGAATCTTTTTTCGCTTCTTTACGAACAATATCAGCTTCACGTTGTTCCTGTTGTGAAGCGGCATCGTAATTGAGAGCCCATGCCAAAGCGAGTGATACAATATCACCCGCAATAGTAAGACCACCATCAGTAACCAAAGCTAAGATGGCACCGCCACCAGTAGCTACAGCTTCATATTCTTCCTTGAGTGCCGTGATTTTCCGAAGATGCATGGCAGGTTCAAATTCAGCAGGTGCTGCATCCTTACCAGCCTTTTTGGCATCACGGATGTCTTTGACACGTGCCTTCATACGCGGAACGAAGGTTTGAGGTTGCTCAGTTTGAGCAGCATCCACGTGCTCTGCCTGTTCTTCCTCTGGAAGCTTCGACAAGGCATAAGCGTTGGTCAGATGGATCTTGCCCGCGTCGACAAGTTCTTGAATTCCATCCTGCAACTTATTGAGGGAGAGCCGTTGCTCTACCCACGTCTTGGATTGACACACTTTCTGTGCCAATTGTGTTACAGTCATGAAAGGATTCCGCGAGAGAATGCGGAGAAGATGACGACTGTACTCGGCGGGCTTTGTCACAACACGTGTGGCATTCGTGATGATCTGAGCTTCAAGCAACTCACCATCATTCATGTTGACAACAAAAGCAGGAATACTTTCTTTTCCTGCATCTGTTGATGCGGAGAATCGTTGCAAACCGTCAATCAGTCCGTACTTTGTGACCCCAAGGCCATCAAGTTCGCGAACCAAAATTGGTTGCAACACACCACGTTCACGAATGGAATTGACGAGCAACTGATATTCCTCACGTTGACGATCAACGTCACGCAAGGAGATTTCAGATCGTTCAATCATTCCCAATGGAATCACACGCACATCACTCCCGGCCTTTTCCTGTGCGGCTGCGATCTCTTCTTTTTCTATCGCATCCACGGACCGTTCTGCAGTAGCGGCATCAGTTGCCATAATGCTTCTCTTTCTTCAATAGGGATTTAAGATCGTTTGCCGACTACGATTCTTGATACGTCCATTTTATTCCCTTACTTACAAACCACGGTCAAATTATTTGACTGATTTTACAGTGTCACTATGTTTTTTCTGATAAACAGTTTACACCACTTAAGTATGTCAGTTTGTAAGTTTCTGAGATCAAATC